GCGCACCATTTTACATTTTGCAACGATTTTCTTTAAGTTCTCCTTTCATCTCTACAAGTGCCTTTGTATTCTCGTTAATTACGTCCGCAAACTTCTCAACGTGCTTATTGTTAGCGTCTTGCCAGTCGCCTCTTTCTTCTCGGTGAATGTCGGTTAACTTGTTAAGGTAGTAAACCAAAACCGCTAAGAATATCCCAGCTATTCCGTAACTCGCAAGTGCCTCTAAAATTGCATCCATTTAACTCAGTTCGGGTGTCCAGTCAGGACTGTTTAAAATGCTCAATATTTCAGTATGCGTGTACGTGCCCTCCTTGTAGCTTAACGCATCGATGCTTGAAGGTGTTTCGCCTTCCCACTTGAAGAAGGTCAGCTTTCCATCAACCGAGATTCTGAGCGTATCAGGAGCCGTTTCAAACACTTGGCTGAAATCTACTTGGTCAACCTCTGAAGCAAGCACAATCATATATTTTAAATCGTCAAAGTTCTTCATTTTTTACAGTCCAAATCTTGATTTTTCAGCGTCATAATTTTGCAACACTTCTGATGCAGATAACGCTTTATCGTAAATTAAAGCGTTATAAACAATGCCTTGATAATAGATAGAAGTTACACGTGTCAATCGCATCAATGAATAAGAAGAAATTGAATCTGTCCAAATCTTAGACTTTGCGCCACTTAACGTAGCCTGAAACGCTCCATTAACATACAAGTCAAATCCGCTTGACGTAAACACACCCGTTAATAAATATACCGTGTCGATAGTAGCCGAAGATGTGGCTTGTGTGAAACCTGAACTTGGGTAGTAAACAACTCTATTTGTGTTGCCCGCTATATTAATGCCTAAGCCTATTGAATTACTTTCCGAAGTTGGCGTTGAAAACCAAATATGCGGGCCGTTTGTAGAATTATCACTTTCAGCCCACATTGAAATTGTGAAGGAATACCCTAACGATAAATTAGCAAGCTGGCAAAAATCGTCAGCCCCATCAAAAACAATGTTTCCACCATTATCGCTATTAAAAGTTGGGCTGTTGTGCAGTATTGCATCGTTTCCGTTTCCCGATAAATCCGACCAAGTTGTGCCGCTACCCGGATAACTATCTATATTCCCAGCATCTAAGTGCATCAACAAGCCATCGGTAACAAGTCCAGCCGAAACTCCTCCGCTTCCGCGACTTGCGGCAACTCCTATTTTGGAAGTTCCTATCATTGGTTATAAACGATAACGCTTCCGCTTGTCAAAGTAATGGCAGTAATAGCCTCACCACTTGGCACAACGATATACGCTCCAGCTTTTAAAGCAGTACTTAAACCGTAAGCCGCTAACGAGTCTGTTACGCCTACCGTAAAAACCGTTACAACGGTATCTTCTTGCGCGATGAAAGCGTAGCCAGTTAGTGAAGTGTGAGCCGCAACTCCGAGAACTTTACATCCTCGTCCGCCTAGCATTTTTTGTGAATCAGTCATTTTTTATATTGGTATTTGGCACTTATTATAATCGTATGGTTGAGTAATAGAGAGTACGCAAGCGTGTCCGCTTACCTTGTCGTCAAATCTTTCGGTAAATGGTTCAAGTGTTACGCTTGTTTGTATGCTTAAATCGGTTGTATGCAACTGTCGGAAGTAAGCTACAAAGTCAAGCAAAACTTGAATCGTGTCGCTCATTACTTCTTGCTCGTTCTCTTCTCCCGGAAGAACTCTGTCCATTGCCAAGAGTCTAATGTTATAAGTTAAAGTACGCTCAGAAAGAACTACGCTCTCCTCAATCGCCCACAAAACAAGGTAATCAAGTTCCTTCGGGTTGATTTCCCAAACGTCCCCGTGTCCGTACTGCTTCACTTGAAGGTGTGCGGTCGCCTCGTTTTCTATTAGGGTTAGTATTTCGTTCAGCGTATACATATTTCTTTAGCTTGTCTAAGTTCTTACGATTTACGTTTACGCTCATATTTGTCTTCAAGGCTTATGTTTCGTCTTCTGTTTCCTAGAAACATTCCAGTCGTATAAGTTCTAGTGTCAGGTTGTATGGTGTCAAGCCCGCTATTCGGGTTTGCATAAGCTGGATAGTTTGTACTGTTCTCAAGCAAGAAACTAACAAGCCTTTCCGTATACCATTCCGCTTTATCCTTATACCTCTGCTGAATAAAATTAATCTCGTCAAGCGAAGCGTTGGAACTGTTCTCAGAACTTTGTTGATGCAGTCCTTTGTTTAGGAACTTGTAAGAAATAGCCGTAGGTGCTTCAGCTTGTACCCAATACAATAAAGAAGGTTGTATGTAGTCCTCTAGTAAAGTTTCGTTTGCCGTTGTTAAACTTGAAGCGGTTATCTGCGTTTTTAATTCATCGTAAAGAGTAGTTCCAATCTTGTGTTGGATGTGTATATCTTGGCACATTAGAACAACTGGACGTAAGTATTTAAAGTCAATATTCTCGTGTAAAAGAGTATTGTCTTTAAGGAAAGTTTCGCTTATGAATAATACGTTAGCCATCTTACTTCTTTATACGCATTAGTTTCTGCTCCCAGTAATGACGACAATGGTAAGACTTGCCCCAAAATCCACCGCCTCGCATCCATACATTACGGTTTTGACTTACTCCGATGTTTTGTATTTCGTCCAACTGCCAACTTTTTCCAGCCTGAGTTTCGTTTACTAAGTCTCGGCAGAATTGTCTTGTTGTGTCAATGATAGCACCGCCCGTTGCTTCGGGTCGCTTCTCGTAAGTGTAACGAATAACGAACTCCTCCTCAACTGGTGGAATTTCTTTAAGTAATCGTTCGCCTTCTTTGGTTACATTAACGACTCGTTGGCTTGAGTCTAGAACTTCGCCAATCTCCAACACAATAGCGTTAGCCTCGTTCAAAACCTGAAGCCCAGCCATAACCCTCTCGATTGAAAGTTGTAACTGCTCTGCAATTGCTAAGAAAGGAGTGCTTGGGTTCTTCTTTAAGATGTCAAGGATAGCCGTATCAATAGGGTTAACTTCAGCGAACCAATATTTTCTATTAAGTTCCTCGTGTAGACTTGCGGAGGTTTCAGATTCAAAGTTCAAAGCCTTACCGTTTCCTACGGGTTCGTAATCTGTTGAGCCGCAATTCTTGAAGTGTTCAATCAAGACGTTGTCCTCGTCCGCGCTCTCAAACACCGAACGCATTTCTGTCGCTACTTTTTCAGGGATAACGTCACCAGTTACCGTAGACCTTGCAATCTCAGGCGTGAAGCCATACAACTCAACAAGAACCGCAATAGCTGAAGTCTCAGCGATAAGACCTTCTTTAACATTCTGAAGTAAAGTAATGATACCACTAACACCACCGACAGAGCCTTTAAGAGCGGCTTGTGCATCCTTAGTTTTACTATCTACGGTTGTCTCCTCTTCTGTCTGTATTACGCTTAGACCGACTTTATCGCGAATCTCTGCCTCTGTCATCACCGAAGTAACGGTAGCTTCTGAGAACTGAACGCTTATCGGTTCGGTATCTTGGATATATAAACGATTAGAAAGACCTTGCAGAGAAGCCAGTTCGTTAAAGACTCGCTCAATGAATTGTTGGCGGTTGTTTATGTAGGTATTCTGAAACAACTCAAACGAATCAACTAATTGATTTCTGCTAGTGAAGATTCCGTCCTCTTTAATTCCGAATAAAGCTGGGTCGGTTACTTGGTGTCCAGCGTAGATTTCACGTTGAACGGTCTTGTTTAGAATATCGAAACGCTTATCGAAGTCGTTTCCGTTTAGTTGCTGAATCTCAACTCCTCTATCCCTTGAATCTGCGAAGTTTAACACTATCGAATTAGCGTTATCAGTTCCCGTAAACTTGTCCTTGATTTGTCGCTCGATTTCTTCTTGTTCCTCAGCCGTTGGTTCTCCGTTGTAGAATGAAACAATCGTGCCGCCTACAAAGTTATTTTTAACTGCGTTCAAATGGAAATTAGCAATCTCAACGTCTAACTCAATGTAAGAAGTAGAACCTAAATAGGTCGGTAATGGATAGTATTTGCAGTCAGGTGAATATCCTTTAACGTAAAGTAACTGCTTTCCGCTTGGCTCTTTCCAGTTAAACGCCTCAATCTTCTCGACAACGGGGTTGTGTTTGCTCCAATCTTCCGAGTAATAGTAACAAGAGCCGTCATCATTGCTTCGATACCTTGCAAAGTCAGCGTGATAAACTGCCGCAATCTTGTCGTTTAGTTGATTGTAAACAATCTCTAAAGCGAAGCCGTTGTAAAGTTCGTAGTCAAGTGCAACCTTCTCTAAGATGTCGTTTAAAGACTCGTATTGGTTCGGGTGATTGATGAACTCTTGCATTCTAGCAAGTCCTAACGTGTCCAACCCTTCAGCGTTAACCGCCCAACCTTGACCAACTACATAATCCTTTTTAGAGTTGATTATAGCGTGGTTCTTTGCGCTCCTTCTGTAAAGGTCAAGCAAGTATTCGGGATAGCGGTTCTTGTATTCGCCTTCGTCTCCGAATAGAATCCAATCTTTGCCCCGTGCCTCTTTAAAGGTCGGGACTTTCTGCGTGCCAAAGTTTAATACTTTAAGAGCCATAAACTACATAATTAGAGTTACCGCCTGAGTAGCTTGTAACTGGTGTGGTTGTTCCCGTAACTTTAACTATTCCGCTTTCTAATTCAACTAAGCCCGTAGGGTCAAGGTTAGAACTTGAGACGTTAGCGTAAACGAAATATCGCCATTGTCCTTCTGTGGTCATTTCCACTTGAGCGTTTAAGTTGTCGGGACTTGTTTGTTCTGTTATGGTGAACTTGTTATACCTATTTGGATAAGCACTTGAGTCGGTTGCAATGCAATATTTCACCGCTTCGGTGTTGTCGCTTTGAAACTTGAACAAGTAGTAAGTTGCCGTCCCCCTTTCTTTCAAGGTTAAGGCTATCTCGTTCGGGCTATTTCGTTCGATGTTTATCAAACTGCAAATACTACGTATTCAACGTCAACGTCTGCCGTGTCAGCTTGTGCGCTAATCTCGTCAATGTCAACGAAAGCACTAAACGCACTTGCGGTTGCATCAACGTCCATTGAACCCGTTGAAATCATAAAGGTTGCACCAGCATCAACTTTAACGTCTGCCGTTTCTGCTCCCGACTTCTTGAACCGAACTCTAATAAAGTTAGTATCGTCAAGGTTTGTAATTCTAATGTAACGAATTGCCGAACGTACGAACTTCCCTCTTCCGTTAGCTGAGTTCAATTCTATTAAATCAATCTCTCCTGAAGAAGGTACGGTCATAACCCTACGGTCTGCCTCTGCCACGTTTGAAATAGTGCGAGTGTGCGCCCCGCTACGGTCGACCCCCGCGAGCGTTAGCGATTCTGTAATTTGTACGGTTGCCGTTGCGGCAGTTACGGTTGAAGCCATTAGTGTCTTTTTATGTAAATAGCAAAATGTTGTTTTTGTGCCATCTGTAAAAAAAGAAACCCTCACCGAATGGCAAGGGTCTCAAAACAGAACTAAGAAAAGAACTCCCGAAAGAGAGCGTAAAGATAGTTAAATTATGCTTGAACGGTACTTGTTACCAAATCAACTTCAGCCTGAGCAATTGAAAGCATCGGTTCTTTTTCAAGACCCGAAAGCGTTAAAGAGTAGCCACTAAGGTCAGCAAATGCCGTTCCCGTTGCTGAAGTTCCAGCGTTTAATTCAAGACCGTTAGCGTAGCCAGCAACCCAGTAAGAGCCGTCATTGCCTTCAACGATAGCTACTAGCCTTTGTTGAGCAAGTACCTTGATTTCGTTTCGTTTTTCAACGTCCAATTTTGAAAGAACAACCACAACCTCAGGAGTGAAGTAAACCGTTCCATTTTGTGAAGAACCGTTTATCGTTTCCGTTAAAGAAGATGTTTCTTTAAGTTGGTCGTATTTGAAGAACTCAAGTGCCGCAAGCGTCCACCCCGTAATCGTTCCAGTTGATGCACCTATTGCACCCATTGCAGTGTAATCTTCAAGACTTGCCAATCTAACGCTCTTCACTCCGCCAACTGCATCGCGGCAATCAAGGTCGAAACCCGTAGTTAATGCACAAGAAGTATATGCCATTTTGTTTTTGTTTTAGAGTGAAGGGGCGACCGAAGCCGCCCCGTTAAATTATACAGTAATAACAGAAATTTGGTCTGGGAAAGCAACTTGTGCGCCAACCGTCAACTCAACCGCAATTTTAAATTTACGGTCATCTTGAGAGTACCAAGATTCGATTCTTGAAGCATCTTCTTCCAAGTCCATTCCGATGAACATATTAGAAGTTCTTGCAAGGTAAACATCGTTAACTTCAGTAAGTCCGCTTGTTGCTTGGATTCTCAAGTTTGTTCCCGGCATAACCATTGAAAGGCTTCCCATATCGCTATTGTAGCCTTGAAGCTGACCAGCATCAGTATTAAATGAACCAACGCCATTTAAAATTGAAACCGCCATGCTACGAAATTTATCTGCGCCTACAAAAACCACTGCATCATCGTTTTCGATAACTGCATCTGCCGCCGCTTCGTAAACTCTTTGAACTGCTTCCAACATATTAGTAGCGTTTAAAGGAGTTCCTACTGGAGTACCTGAACCGAAAGCCGCAGTATTTGCGTTGATGTAAGAAGCACCAAGAACCGCATCTCTGAACCCGTTAAAGAAAGCGTAGTTACCCGTTCCGTCAGCAAGTGAAGAAGTCTTTGTAAGTGGGTTAACCGACTTCCAAATCATTTTCTCCAATTCAGCAGAAATTTTACCTACCAAATGGTTTGCGAAAAACTCCTCGAAAGGGATAGTTTCGTAATGCGCTCC